ATGCTCTGGTTTTGCGTGCGCAGTTCTCATGGGGCAAAGTCTCCCGCCTGGAAGCGATCAATTGCAATAAACCGGGAAGGTATTGTGTTCGTGCCGGCGGTTATTGCTGGAAAAGAAAAGGATGTGAGTCTTTCCACGTTGTTTGATCGCACTCCGGTTTTGCTTTGCTTTGATCATGTTTACGTACCTGTTGCGTGGATGGTCGAACACTTTCCGGTGTGCAGTTCGCACTGTTACGACATGATGAAAGCGGCGCTTTATGGTGTGCGAGAAAGACTATGTAGCCGTGATGAATGGTCTCGGGTGAGCCACTTCCGTGGGCGCGCTGGAGAAAAGAATTATCTGGGGTTTGTCTCATGAGTCCGAGTCTGTTTTGCAATCTATCTCTGCTGTTTGGTAGCGTTTTGATCGTCGATAGTTCATGGGCAGGCGCGCGAGAAAGTTGCGCACAGCGCCGCGCCGAACTTGTGTTCCAGATTGAGCGCGCTGAGGCGGCGGGCAATGTTTATCGCAAGTCCGGTCTAGAGCAGGCACTTGCAAATGTCGAGCGTTATTGCCAAGAACCCTCCGCGCAAGATGACCGTTCAAGCGCCATGCAAAAGGCCGAAGCCGAAGTGCGACGTAGACAGAACTATCTGGAGGCCGCACGTCAGTACGGCGATGTGAAAATCATCAGGAAACAGGAAGCCAGGCTCGAACGAGCTCAGACAAAACTGCAAAAGCTTATGGATGAGTAAAGCGGCAACCACCGCCAACAAACCGCAGCAGCTTTTCTTTTTCAACTCTGCAATTCAACGTGCTCATCAGTGACACCGGGAAATCGAATATGAAAAACATCCTTATCTTTGCCTCAGTCTTTACTTCTGCTGTGCTGATCTCTGGCTGCACCGCTACCGACTGGGTGCATGCTGCGGGTGGAATCATGGGCGCCAAGGACGATTACGACAGGAAGGCCAGAACCGATCGACTTAAAAAAGCCAATGCTGCCGCGCGTCGCGTCAGAGGCTGATCACACGTTGGAGCCGGGCCGTTATTCAATGCAAAATGATGGCTCGGCAATATCATTTTGTAGCTGAATTCATATTTATGCGTTAATTATGCAAATCAGCATTTGTCTTCGCGAATAACTTCAAGCACTATGCGCGTTATGCAAAAACGCAACGTAGCCTCCGTCTTAAGAGCACTGCTCGACCAGCACGGGATCTCCCCCACGGAGCTCCACCGTCGCACCGGCGTGCCTCAATCCACTCTCTCGCGGATTCTCAGCGGGAAGATCGTCGATCCCTCGGATAAACATATCTCGAAGATCGCCGAGTACTTCGCCGTGAGCACCGATCAATTGCGCGGGCGCGCAGATGTCGCACCGTCGGCCGGTACCGTGCGTGATGACGTACACGCGGAACTCAAGGACATAATGCTGTGGGACGACGATACGCCTGTCGATGATGACGAAGTGTCGGTGCCGTTCCTTCGCGAGGTTGAATTGGCTGCTGGATCAGGAAGATTCGTTATCGAAGAGAGCGAACGCTCTAGCCTGCGCTTCGGCAAGCGCAGCCTGCGCCATAACGGTGTGCAGTTCGACCAGGCCAAATGCGTGACCGTGCGCGGCAACAGCATGTTGCCGGTGCTGCGTGATGGTGCCACCGTCGGCGTCAACGCCGGTAAGTGCGGCATCGGCGACATCATTGATGGCGACCTTTACGCAATCAACCACAATGGCCAGTTGCGCGTGAAGCAACTCTACCGTTTGCCCACCGGCATTCGTCTGCGCAGCTTCAACCGCGATGAACACCCGGACGAGGACTACAGCTTCCAGGAAATCCAGGAAGAGCAGATCGTCATCCTCGGTCACGTCTTCTGGTGGGGCATGTACGCTCGCTAACCCGACCCTGTTTAGACAAACCCGCCCATTGGCGGGTTTTTTTTCGCCTTGATGAAACCGCCAAACCCTTGAGTAGCGGGGCTTTCATGCATCTACGCATTTCTAGCGCATAAATAAATGCATTTACGCATTGACTGGGTATGCATGCATGCATATTATTGCCACCAAGCCGCTCGACAAAGCGGCTGGCAAGAAAGCTCTTTAGTTCCACAAGAACAGGCAGCGATGAACCGGCCTCAACGGTTCAGAGGGTTGGCAACTGACCCGGGTGTGCAGCGTAAAGCACCAGAAGCAGTTATCCGGCGGGCAGGGACCGCGGTCGGAAAAACAATCTGAATGGACTCGTACCGCGCCAGTAGCGCCGAAAAGTCAGCTTCCTTCTTGAACACAGGAATTGAAGGAAGGCGAAGGAGTGCATTACTGAAAAGCCCGGTGCATAACCGGGCTTTTTGGAATGCCTGCTGGATTCAAAATGGAATGGCAGAACCTCTGGAGATGAATACATCTTCGTGAAACATCAAACCAAGGAGTTATGGAATGCATCTGTTTGCGCTCGTACAAGGATCGAAGGTTACCCGTTTGGTAGAAAGTGAAGAGATGCCGGGTACGGCTTCGCCCTTTGACACCTGGGTTGATGTAACAGGCAACACGGAAGTTGCAGTGAATGACCGTGCGTCCTTCAACGGTGGCTGGACATTTACAAAGCCAACCAATGCGGAGCTGATCAGCGAGATCAACTATGAATCGCTGACGCGGTTGAGAGACATTGATAACCGCCTGCTTCTGAGTTCCGTACAGTTCAAGGTCGATCTTGGCGTCGCCGATCTGGCCGATGTGGTGTTGTTGCAGACTTGCAAGCAATACGCCATTGCCATCAGCGATATCAACAAACAACCCGGTTATCCACAAACCGTAAACTGGCCGGTTGCTCCGTTCTAATTCAACTGGGTATGGCAAGCCTCATACCGAGAACGCATGACTGAAAAGCCCGGCCCAGCGCCGGGCTTTTTCAAATGCTCGTCTGAGCAGCCCCCCCTGCAATGAATGTTGTTCAGAGCTGGAATTAGTTAAATAAATATAAGGATATTGAAATGAATCGTTATGCACTGATGGAATTGATCAGCGGCTACAGCTTTTATCTGGTTAACCAAATCGTGGAAGCTGAAAGCACGCCGCCACTTCCTGCACACACAGGCTTAATGGACTACTGGATGGATGTCACCGCCAATCCAGCGGCTCAAGTTGGTTTGATCTACAAATACCTCGGTTCGCAAGAGGTCTTTTTGCAACCCGTTTATGGGGACTATGTTGCCATTGCCGTTTCCCGCAAGAAGCAACGCTTTGAAATGGCGGCCAGTTGGCTGACTTATAACCCGCTGCAGTACCGAGTAGAGCTTGGCGCTGCAACCCCGGCGGAAGTAGCACAGTGGCAAGCCTACAAACAGTATGTCGTTGACATGAGTGAGATTAACAATCAGCCCGATTATCCAACGGCGATCAATTGGCCAGCTGCTCCGTTCTGATGCAAGTCGATTTCTGCACGGGACTTTGAATGCATGCAGAAAAAACCGGCTTATTACCGGTTTTTTCTGCATGACCTGCACCTCGGATCGTGCGCAAGCACTGGACACGGCACAACTTGCGGGTATTCCCGGAATACCCTCTTTCAGAGACATCGATTGAATCAAAACACATCAATCACATCGGGAGGCGTGACATGACAAGCGAGCAACAAGCGTTGGCGGACATGCCGATCTGGCTGGTCATCCTCCTTGCCGTCGTCGGCGGGGTGTCCGGCGAAATGTGGCGCGCCGACAAGGAAGGTGCCCGGGGCTGGTCGCTGTTACGGCGACTGGCCCTGCGCTCCGGTGCCTGCATGATCTGCGGTGTTTCGGCGATCATGCTGCTGTATGCCGCCGGCATGTCGATCTGGGCTGCCGGCGCGTTCGGTTGCCTGACAGCGATGGCCGGCGCCGACGTCGCCATCGGTCTGTATGAACGCTGGGCCGCCAAGCGCATCGGCGTCTGCGAAGTCCCGCCTGGCGACCAACCTTAACCTGAGTACTTCTCCGTGCCGCCATTTTGGCGGCAGGGTTTCGCGTGGACGATTGAAAAGGAGGTCATGTATGCCCACACCGATCCAGCAACCGTCGCAACTGTTCACTGCCATCGCGACGACGCTGCGCAACACCGCCGGGCTCAACATCAATGTCGGCAATCACGATGATTTCACTGCACCGGGCGATCAGGCTTGGGTGTTGATCGACTTCGACCGAAATGCATCAGGACAGCGTGCCGCAGATGGGCGTATCGCTCATGTCCTGACATTGTCGCTGCAAGTTGTTCCGGCGCTATCGGCCAGTGCCTTTGCCGCCTGCGATCTGATCGCTGTACTGAAGAATCTGATTACCGACAATCGCTGGAGCCTGCCGGGCGATCAATGCGATCTGCCGATGAACATGGATGGTTTGCCATCCATGCTCATTCGCGCCGACCAGCAATTCAAGGCCTGGACGCTGACGTTCAATCAGACCCTTTACCTTGGCCAGACCCTGCTCGATGACCCGCTCGGCACACCGAAATTCGCCCGCGCCTGGGAAGTCAGCAACATCGACGACCCCGACCAGTACACCGCGCTGGAGGCCTGACCAATGTTCGACGCGTTATTGCGCATGCAACTGGGTCCGATCATCGAACGCCTGGCCGAAATGGAAGCGGAAATCGACGACCTGCACCGCCGTGCTGAAAGCTTCTGCCGCATCGGCATTTGCCAGACAGTCGATGCGGCGAGCAATACCTGCCAGGTCAGCCACGGTGGCTTGCTCACGCCAGCGATCAAGTTTTTCAACCCCAGCGCCGGCGCACAGAGTGAGTCGCGGATTCCGACCGTGGGTGAGCAGTGTCTGCTGTTCAACTACGGCAGCGGCGAAAGTGGCGCACAAAGTGTCGCTCTGTTCGGCCTGAACAGTGATCGCTTTCCACCCGTTTCGACTGTCCCCACGCTGACGCGGCGGGTTCATGTCGACGGCAGCGAAAGCGGCTACGACGATGCCACGCACACCCTCCACTGGCAAAACGGCCCAACGGCTTTCAGCGGTTCTCGCGAGTCGCTGGAACTGAGCATCGGCCCGGCGCGACTGGCGATGACGCCGCAACTGATCACCCTGCAACTGGGTGCCGTCGGCATGACCATCGACCCTTCTGGCGTGCACTTCAGCGGTCCATTGGTCGATCACCAGGGCCGTGTCATCAGCCCCTGATTCAAGAGCCTCCACATGATCGGAATCGATAGAGATAGCGGGGCCACGGTCGACGACTGGCTGCAGTTTGTGCAGCGCGCGACCCGGGCCCTGACCACGCCGCTGGGCACCCGGCAAAAACGGCCCTTGTATGGATCGCTGATCCCCACGCTGTTGGGGCAGAACCTCGGCGACGACGTGCTGCTTCTAGCGCAGAGCCATGCGGCGCAGGCGTTCTATAACGTGCAGAACGGGATCAGCGATTTTCAGCCGCAAGTGATCGTCGCCAGCCGTCAGGGCGCCGGTCTGCTGTTGCGCTTCGCCGGCATCTGGAAAAACCGTCAACAAACCTTCGAGGTCGTGACATGAGCATGTTGATCCCTGGCCAGAACCAATTGGCCGAACCCGCGCTGATCACCGTTGAAGCCTTCGAAGACTTGCTCGCTGAGTTCAAGACTTTCGTCGTCGAATACGTCGGGGCGCGTTCGCCGGACAGTGCTGCGAAACTCAGGACCAGTCTCGAGAACGAAAGCGAACTGCTGACCCTGGCGCTTGAGGCTTTCTGCGTGCGACTGCAAACCCATGAGCGCAAATACAACGCTCGCATCAAGCAGATGCTGGCGTGGTGGGCGACCGGCAGCAATCTCGATGCACGGTTGGCTGACATGGGTCTTGAGCGGCAGTTGCTCGATCCCGGCGACCCGGCGGCATTCCCGCCAGTGCCGGCGATTTATGAAAGCGACGACGATGCTCGCTTGCGTTATTACCTCGCGCCTCATGCGCCGGCAGCAGGTTCGCGGATGCAGTATCGCCGCGAAGTTTTCACCCTCGGCGAGCGTCCGACGGTGCAAGTCGAATCCACTGAGGCGGGTGTGGTGAATGTCACTTACACCTTCAACCCGGACGGCCTCGCCGCGCAGGTCAAGGATGGCAACGGGCGTCGCACGGCACCGGGCGAAGTGCAGGTCACTGTGCTGTCCCGCGACGGCGATGGCACGCCTTCCGCGACATTGCTCGACGGCGTTCGTCAGCACTTCGCACGACCGGATGTACGACCTGAAACCGACCTCGTCACCGTCAAGGCTGCCGACATTCAGCGCTACAAGATTCGCGTCGTCGCCAAGATCAATTCCGGCCCCGATTCAGGCCTGACCAAAGTCGCCGCGCAACAGCAATTGCAGGCTTACGCCGACAGTTGCCATCGTCTTGAAGGCCGCGTTGATCCAAGCTGGATTGACTACACGCTGCACAGCGCCGGCGCTGTGCAATTGCAGATTCTCGAACCGCTGGCGCCGATCGTGACCACAGCGTTTCAAGCGCCGTACTGCACAGCGGTCGAGGTTGAGGTGCTGACGCTATGAGTGAAAAAACTCAGCGCCCAACGCTGCTGCCGGCCAACAGTTCGGCACTCGAACGAGGCCTGGATCTGGGCTTCGGCGCACTGCTTGATCGCATCGCGCCGCCATTTCCTGAACTGATGAACCCGAGCGAAACGCCGGTCTCATTCCTGCCGTATCTGGCAGCGGATCGCGGTGTTGCTGAATGGAGCACCACCGCACCGGAGGCAGAAAAGCGCCTGACCGTCGAGCTGGCCTGGCCCACCGCGCGCCAGGCCGGCACTCGCAAGGCGCTGGAAAACGCTGCCAAGGGTTTGCAACTACGCCCGGAAATCCGCGCATGGTACGAACAGACACCGCCCGGTGCGCCGTACAGCTTTTCCGTACGAGCCTTCAGCGACCAACCTTACAGCGAAGAGATCGACGCCCGTCTCGACCGACGTCTGGCTGATGCCAAGAGCGAGCGCGATGTGCTGTCGGTCTCGGTCGGCTTAAGTGCTTTCGGTGGTCACTCGATCGCCGCTGCAACATTTTGCGGGGAGCTGACCACGGTTTATCCGGTGTTCATCGAAGGGCTCGAAACCTCGGGAGAGGCATTCATGGCCGCCGGCATGTACACCGTCGAAACATCCACTATTTATCCTCAGGGGGCCTGAATGGCTGACTATTACACCCTGCTCACCAACGCAGGGATTGCCTACGAAACGGCGTGTAAAGCCGCGGGCACGCCGATCAAGCTGACGCAGATTTCCGTCGGTGACGGCGGCGGCACGGTCTACAACCCGGCCGCGACCGCCACTGCGCTGAAACGCGAAGTCTGGCGCGGGCCGCTCAATGCGCTGTTCCAGGACGAGAAGAATCCGAGTTGGCTGCTCGCCGAAGTGACCATTCCGCCGGATGTTGGCGGCTGGTATGTGCGCGAAGCGGGGCTGTGGACTGATACCGGGATTCTTTACGCAATCGTCAAATATCCGGAGTCGTTCAAACCGGTTCTGGCCACTTCCGGTTCGGGCAAAGAGTTTTACATTCGTTCGATTTTCGAGACGAGTAATGCGTCGCTGGTGACGTTGTTGATTGATGACACCGTGGTTAAAGCCACGCGTGCCTGGGTCATGAGTTACCTCGCCGAAGAACTCGGCAAGCTGGATGGTAAGCAGTCGGCGCGTGTTGCGGCATCCACCAACATCGTGTTGAACGGTGCGCAGCAAATTGACGGTGTCGCAGTGATCGCTGGTGACCGCGTGCTGGTTGCGAACCAGACGCTGGCCAAGGACAACGGCCTGTGGGTTGTTGCCAATGGTGACTGGGTGCGGGCGACCGATGCCAATAGCAGCGCCAAGGTGACGCCGGGACTGACGGTGATGGTGGAGGAGGGAACAACGAACGGTGATTCGTTGTGGCACCTGACCACCAATGCACCGGTCATCCTGGGCACCACCGCGCTGACGTTCAAGATGCTCGCCGGTCGCACCGGGATTGCTGCCGGGACTTACAAGAGTCTGACGGTCGATGAGTATGGACGAGCGACGGCTGGGGCCAATCCCGCGACACTGGCCGGCTTCGGGATCACTGACGCCCTTGGCATCAACGCAACGGCGGTAGCGGCTCGCAAGCTTGAAACGGCGCGCAGTATTGCCATTTCCGGCGCGGCTAGCGGTAGCACTTCGTTTGACGGCTCGGCAAACGCAAACATTTCACTGGCGCTGGCCGACTCGGGCGTTTCTGCCGGTACTTACACAAAAATTGCCGTCAATGCCAAAGGGTTGGCTACCAGCGGCGGGAACCTGATTGCATCGGATGTCCCCGCTCTGGACTGGAGCAAGATCAGCTCAGGAAAACCCAATACGTTGGCGGGCTACGGAATTGTCGATAGCTATACCCAAGGCCAGACCAACAGCGTTGTCAGCACTTCTTTCGCGAACTTCTCTGCGGCTAGTCTCCAGGTTCCAGCCTTTATCAACGGCTTCACCGACAACCATTCCTCCCGATACTGGAGAGCCAATGGCAATATCTATGTGTGCCTCGATGTTGCCCGCTGGGTCAGTAGCGGTACCGATGCATTGGTCATGTTCACGCTTCCACCGGGCTTTCGCCCCCTCAGCAGAGTGAGCGGCGCAGGCGGTTGGGCGACCAGTGGCCAGCTTGGGTTCGGTTTGTTGTCGTGGCGCGCGGAAACCACGGGCGAGGTTGTCCTGGACTACTCGATTGGATCGGCGTCGGGTGTTAGTGGCTATCGCTGCCAGTTCAGTTTCTGCGTTCAAGCGGCTTAAGGGGGCAGCATGATTTTTGTCATTGATCAAACCGGGCTATTTCTCTACGCCACCGATGCCCCGGTCGGGGCCGAAAACTGGACGGCTGTCCCATTGCCGCAACCTTGCTGGAATCCGCGATTCAAAGGTAGGCGAATCAGTGATGACGGCGAATGGGAAGGCCATTGGGAACATGACGGCGAGCCTGCGCCTACCGTTGCTGACCTGTGCGCGAGAATTGATAACTACGCCGACCAGGCGCGGCGGATGGTTGCAGTCGATCCACTCCGGGCGGTCGAATACGAACGAACCGCCGCCGAAGCACAAGCATTCAAAGACGCCGGTTATCCCGCAGATGCGGTACCGCGCACTGTGGCTGCCTGGGCAATCGCAGGCCGTACGCCTCAAGAGTCTGCCGACGGCATCCTGATCGAAGCCGCCCGCTACACAGAGGCCCTATACCTGATTCGGGAAAGGCGCCTGGAGGCGAAAGAACTGATTAAGGCGAGGATTGCAGTTGATGCAACCGATGAAGCCAGACAGATCGCCGAAGAAGCAATCAAGGCTTTCCAGGCGACGGTGACTGGCGTTCAGGGTTGATGGTGCGTGTCGTACGTCTGTGGTTCGCAGCGCGGATAGTCCGATAAGTGCACTGATTCGTGAGCTCGTCACCCAGGTGGATCCTGATACCTGAAGTACCCACCGGTTCAACCTGAACCGGCAACTCAATAAACGTCCCGAATCCGGGGCGTTTTCTTTCCCCCACAAAACACTCAACACCCGCCAAGCCCCTCCCCACGAGGTGCTTTCCCGTTTATGGAGAAACGAAAAATGGCAACCCGCCAAACCTACACCGTGCTCGTTCCATTCCCCACCGGTGGTGGGCACTGGTCGAGCGTCGGTCAAGACCTTGATCTGCTCGACGTCGAGGCCAGTGCTTTGCACTTCGCCGGTCGACTGGAACTGAAAACACCTACCACCCAGGCCAAAAAGGCCGCTGCCAAGAAGGCTGACTGAACATGGCTGAGGTTCTGAACTTCGAGCACAACGGCATTACCGTCAATGCCACCGAATCCCCCGAGGCCATGGGTGGCCTGGGTGATAACGTTATCGGTCTGGTCGGCACCGCGCCGAAAGCCGATCCGCTGATTCCGCGTAACGCGCCGTTCCGCATCAACAGCTTCACCACCCACGCGCTGCTCGATCCGACCGGTTCCGAAGAGGGCACCCTGTATCACGCGGTTTACCAGATCCTCAAAGTGGTCAAGGTGCCGGTGTACGTGGTGATCGTCGAGGCAGGCGCGACCCCGGCCGACACCGTCAACAATGTGATCGGCGGCGTTGATCCACTGACCGGCCGCAAGCTCGGTCTGGCAGCGCTGGGCAGTGTCCCGGAAGACCTGACCATCATCGGCGCGCCGGGCTTCACCGGCACCAAAGCGGTGGCCGGCGAGTTCGCCTCGTTCGGCAAGCGCATCAAGGCCCGTGTGGTGCTGGACGGCAAGGACGCTTCGGTCGCCGATCAAGTGCTGTACAGCCAGGAACTCGGCGGTGCCGACCTCGGTTTCGACCGTTGCCTGGTGGTGCACAACATGCCTGCCGTTTATTCGAAAGCGGCGAAGAAAAACGTCTTCCTGTCGCCTTCCAGTCTGGCGATTGCCGCGCTGGCCAAGGTCAAACAGTGGGAGAGCCCGGGCAACCAGGTGACCTACGCCGAAGACGTTTCGCGGGTCGTTGAATACAACATCCTCGACACCTCCACCGAAGGCGATCTGCTCAACCGCTACGGCGTCAGCTACTACGCCCGCACCGTGCTCGGCGGCTTCTCGCTGCTGGGTAACCGCTCGATCACCGGCAAGTTCATCAGCTACGTCGGCCTCGAAGATGCGATCAGCCGCAAGCTGGTCAAGGCCGGCCAGAAAGCCATGGCCAAGAACCTCACCAAATCCTTCATGGATCAAGAGGTCAAGCGCATCAACGACTGGCTGCAAACCCTCGTCGCCGACGAAACCATTCCTGGCGGCAGCGTCTATCTGCACCCGGAACTGAACAGCGTCGAGAAGTACAAGAACGGCACCTGGTACGTGGTCATCGACTACGGCCGCTACGCGCCGAACGAACACATGGTTTATCAACTCAACGCCCGCGATGAAATCATCGAGCAGTTCCTGGAGGACGTTCTCTAATGTTTACCAACCGCGTAAGACAGGCCATCGCGGCCACCCTGCAGGGCCTGCCGTTGTCGGCGACTGTTGAAGAATTCACCCCGCCGAAAATTGAATTCGATGTGGAAGAGATGCGTGGCGGTCGCTTCATCGTCGAGGAAATGGCCAAGGGCGGCAAAGCGCTCAACGCCAAGCTGACCCTGCAAGGTCTCGGCGCCGAAGTCATGCTCGCGCTGGGTGTGAAGCTGGGCGACGACATCCTGCTGAACGTGCGTGAAGCCGGTCAGGACCAAGACGGCAACACCTGGTTCACCTACCACACCGTCGGCGGCAAGCTGAAATCCCTCGAAGAAACCGCGGTGAAAATGGGTGAAAAGCCCAAGACCAATCTGGAGCTGTCCTGCCGTACCTACAACCGCCTGGAAAACGGCGTGCCGGTGATCGACATCGACGTGCGCACCCAGAAGTTCGTGCTCAACGGCGTCGACATCCTCGGTGATGCCCGGCGTGCGGTGCTGATGCCGTAACTCACGGCATACAGGCAATCACAAAGCCATGTGGGAGCGAGCCTGCTCGCGAAGCCTTTGGCACATTCAACATCAATGTGACTGAACCACCGCTTTCGCGAGCAGGCTCGCTCCCACAGTGGGCCAGTGTGACTGGCAGAAATTGAGTAACCCCCAAGAATCACCAAGGAATTCATACATGTCGTGGATGCCACCCCAGCATGACCTGCTGTCGCCGATCACCGGCGACGACGGTTTGCAGATCAACCAGATCCAGCTCAAGCCGCTGTTCTACGCCGCGCAAAAAGAAGCGCTGGAACGTGCCGGCGATGACGAAGACGATCAGTTCTTCGAACTGGCGTTGCTCGCCACTGGCCTGTCGGTCAAGGAACTCGACCAGCTCAAGCGCCCGGACTACGTGAGCATCGCCCAATACGTGCACGAGATGTCGACACGCCCTGCGGCGTACTTTCTCGATCAGGTCGAAGACGCGCAAAAATCCGACGATCCCGATCAGATCCAGCTGCTGCAACCGCTCGCCGTCACCGGCCGCACCGTGACCTCGCTGAGCCTGGAAATGCCCGTGCTGCGCGCGACCAAAGTGATGAAGAAACTGAAAACGGCCAAGGAACGCGCCGAGTTCATCACTGCCCATTGCACCGGCCTGATGATCCCCGATCTGGCCCACTTGAGCGTTCCGGACTGGACGCAATTGCAGGTGCGCATCGACGATTTTTTAAACCAGCCGGCGGCCTACTTTCGGAACGCGACATCGAAGTAATCCTCGATATCGTCCCGCTCATTTACCCGGTAAGTGAAGCGGAAATTCTCGAATGGGACGCCGAAAAGGCGTTGCGCCGCTACGACATAGCGATCACTCGCCTTGGCGTAAAACAGGAGTAGAGCGGCATGGCAGAGAGCAAATATGCGCCGATGAATGCCGGTGAGAGCGGCGTTGCGGCGGCCGGCAATATCAGTTTGAACATGGCAGCGGTGAGCTCCGGTACAGGAGCGATCGGCCGCGAGCAGATTTCCAGCCTGAATCAGGCGCTCATCACCGCGAGTATCAAGATCGGCTCGCTGACGGCCGCGATCGACTCATTAAGGCTGGCGTTGTCCAGCCTGCGTTCGATTTCGCTGAACAACAATGCGAAGAGCGAGTCGCCCCGCGAACCGACAACGCCGGTCGAGGCCAGTGAGCGGGCCAAGGTGCCTGAGAGTCTCAAGCCAGCGATTGACTTGTACACGGCTGCTGCCGAGTTGGGCATCGCCGCGCAACTGCCGCCAAAGCAGACCAACGAAATGGCGCTGTCGAGCCTGATCACTGCCACTAAGCCATTGGTGGCCGCGGGCGGCACCAGCGGTCAAGAGTTACTCAAGGCCGCTATGCTGGCGGCTGACGCAGGGGTTGGCAATGAGCTGACGAATGCGGCGGACAAACCCTTTGAATTGCTCAACTTTGCTGGCGACGCTGCGATCGTTGCATCAGCCTTCAAAGTCCCGGCTGTGGAAGTCGCCGAAATGATGGCGGTGTGGCGCACTTCGATGAAGCTCACTCGCGACCAGGCGTTTGACCTTGCGGATGCGACAAACCAGCTCGGCAAAATACCGGGTGGTGCCAAACCGGCGGACATCGGTGCCGTTCTCAAACAGTCGGGTGATGCGGCCATTGCGGCGGGCCTGCAACCCGAGCAAGCCGCCGCGCTGTCCGCAGCCTTGCTCAACAGCGGGACGAAAAAAGACGATGCCGGCGAGGCGTTGAAGCGCATTTCCCACGCGCTGGACAAGGGGGATAACGCGTCCGCCACCGAGCGTGGCGCCTGGAAGCAACTGGGGCTGGATCCCGCGGCCGTGACCGCGGCGATGCATGACCCGGACAAGCAAAGTGCACAGGGAGCGGTACTGTCAGTGCTGGCTGCGCTGAACGCCCAACCGGCCGAGCAACGCGCCCAGTTGGCGCAGACACTGTTTGCCGATGGCGGTAATGCGGTGCAGTTGCTGTCGCAGAACCTTGACGACGTCAACCAGGCCTTCTCGCAAGTGAAGGACAAAGACCAATACGCGACGTCGAAGGTCGGTGATCAGAGTTCGGTGCGCCAGTCTGCACTGGCGCTCTCCAATACCCCGCAAGGACAGTGGAACGCTCAGAATGCGCGAAGCGATCGGTTGACCATCGCCAGCGCCAATGCCGTGGCGCCCTCTCCAGAGGCGCTAAGTGTTGCCGGTGCCAGCCTCGACAGGATGAGTGAATTCGCCGAGGCCCATCCGACGACTGCTGCGGTGATCATCACTGTCGGCACAGCCTTGAAAAAGATATTCGATGTGCTGTTGGACACCGCTGTCGAGGAGGGGAAAGAGCGGTTGGGCAAACGGATACCCGGTGGCGCACCGGGCAATCCTCCCGATCTTTCGTCTACTGGCGATTCTGCAGTGCAGCTTCCAACGGATGCGCCGGTGGTGGAGATCGCCAGTCTGGCGCCCGCAGCCGCCAGGGAAATGGATATCGGTGAACCTTCCTTCTTGCTCAATACGCCGCGCCTGGGGCCTCCGAGCGTTGCCATGGAAACGATTGCCCAGGTTGCTCCAGCCTCGGACAGAGACGCGGGAGCCGCGTTGAGTGAACGGCTCGTGTTCTTCGCCCCCGACACACTCTCCGCGCCCGGCCAGGTCAGCAAGGATCTGGCGAGCGCCCAGGCCGCCAACCAGCATGTCACTTACGCACCTTCGGTTCAGGTGTACTGCAGTGATCCGGGCAGTTCGGAAAACATCGGATTGCTGGTGACACAGCACCTGCGAAGCCAGTTCGACAGCCAATTCACACCGCTGATGACCAGCAACCCCCTCGCCACCCGCCGTGACGCAGCCCTCACCGATGGAGTCGCCTGATGAAACAACAAATGGCATTAGGCAGTTTCATCTTCGGCCTCTCGCGCCAATTTGCGTACCACTCGCTGTTGCGCAAGTCCGATGGCGGCTGGACCGAAATACAGATTCTCACCAGCAAACCGAAATCCAGCCAGACCGGCCAGAAGTCGGAAACCCTGACCATCACCGGCAAGTCGATGTACGCCGTGGCCATGGATCGGCTCGATGAATTGCGCGCCTTGCAGGCGCTGCGTATCCCGCTGCCGTTGATTGACGGCATTGGTCGCAATTGGGGTCTATGGCGGATCAACAGCGTTCAGGAAACCCAAAGCCAGGTCATCGATGACGGCACGGCGATGGTGGTTGATTGGGTCATCGAATTGGCGGAGTTCAACAATGCGTAAGGTCCGAAGTGTGGCCGGTGATTCGGTGAATCTGCTGCTCTACCGCGAAACCGGGCGCAGCGACGATGCCGCTGAAGAAGCCCTGTGGAAACTCAACCCGAATTTGGCCGAGCTCGGCCCGGTTCTGCCCGCTGGCATCTGGGTCGTGCTGCCTGAACTCGACAGCAAACCCACCGCGATCAAAGCGCTCACGGCCTGGGACTAAGGAGGTTGTATGGCATTGGGTTTTACCCCGGTCGTGCAGATTTATGGCGCAAACGCGGATCTGCTCAACCAGCGTCTGATCAGTTGGGAACACATTGATGCCGCCGGTATCGAGTCGGATCAACTGACCCTGACCATTGATCTGGAAGGCCTCGAAGGGCTGCCAAATCTGGGCGGGAAAATCGGCCTGCTGGTGGGTTACCTGGAAATGGAAGAGATGGTCGACAAGGGGCAGTTCAAAGTCACTCGCCTGACGCCGACACTGTTTCCGTTTCGCCTGACCCTGGTGGCCACTGCAGCGCCTTTTACCAAGGATGATGAAACCGGCTTCAAGCAGCGCCGCACCGCCAGTTATGGACCGACGACGCTCGGTCAATTGTTTAGCAAACTGGTGTCGCAGCACGGTTTTTCATCGCGTGTCGCTGCGGACGTGTCGATGATCAAGATCGCCCACGTCGACCAGTCCAATGAAACCGATATGGGCTTTCTGACGCGGCTGGCGAAGAAGTACAACCTGGTCGCCAAACCGTACGGTGATGCATATGTGCTGGCGCGACCCGGGCAGATCAAATCCATCTCGGGGCAGAAACTGCAGGATGTGACGTTGTCGGTCACCCACGACAACCGCCCCGGCGATCACGCCTTTATCAGCGCCACTCTGGAAGAATCCGCCCGCGAGCAGGCCAAAGGCTGCAAGACCTGTTTTGTCGATGCAGCGACAGGCGTGTTGCGCTGGGTCGAAACCGGGCTTGCGCCGTTCAAGACCATCCGCCAGAAGCAACCCAACGAAGCCGACGCCATTGCCGTCGGCGAGGGTGAAGTGCGCAAGATGCTCCGGCAAAAGTTCAAGGTGAAGATCACCTGCCCGGGCGATCCGCGACTGGCCGCTGAAGGCCTGGTGCTGCTCGATGATACCTGGCCGGATTTCATGCGCGGACGCTGGTCGATCGACAAGGTCACCGCCAGCGGCAATCGCGAGAACAGCTATCGCTGCCTGATCGATGCCAGCGGCCTCGATCCAAAGGCTGAATCCAAAGACTGACGACACAAATCCCTGTGGGAGCGAGCCTGCTCGCGAAGAGGCCGGAACATCCAGCATTGAAGGCGACTGAGACACCGCTTTCGCGAGCAGGCTCGCTCCCACATTGGGTCCTGCGCAATTCTCATCATTCTGGAACACCCCCATGAAGATCACCCCGATCCTCACGCAATTGCGTGGGCAATGCCCTGGCCTTGCCAATCACATTTCGGTGGGTGTCGATCTGGCGTTGCTGCAAGGCAATGCCGATCTGCCGACACCCTCGGCCCATGTGCTGCCACTGGCCGACTTGGCGAGTGAAAGCACCACCCAAAACCTCACCACTCAACCGATCCGCGACCGCTTCGAAATCGTCCTCGTGCTTGACGCCAGCGACGCTACAAAAGCGCTGGATCTGTTGCACGACCTGCGCGCCGAACTGTGGCGCGCGCTGGTCGGTTTCAAACCTGATTCCACCTACAGCGCCATCGTCTATGACGGCGGCGAACTGGTCTCGATCAACAGCAGCCGCGCCTTCTACCGGCTGCGCTTTTTTGCCGAGTTCCAGCTCGGCCGCAATCTGCCAAGTCAGCCTGCGGAGAGTTGGCACGAACGCGAACTGGACGGTTTGTCGTCCTTTACCGGGGCCACCGTGCGGGTCGATGCGATCGATCCGGCCGACCCCAACCTGAAACGCCCGGGCCCCGATGGGCGCGTGGAAATGACTTTCTCTGGAGACGTAACCCCATGAGCAATCGCATCACCGTACTGCCGGCCGAAGGCCGCGTTGTACCTGACCCGGAGGCGGGCGATCTGCTGCCGGTCGAAGGCCGTGAAGTGCTGGACAGCGCCTGGTGGCGCCGACGTCTGGCCGACGGCGATATCACCCTCAAAACCGCACCAGCCAAACAAAAGGGAGCCAAATAATGGCGATCGGATTCAGCAACATCCCCGCGGACATTCGTGTACCGCTGTTCTATGCCGAAATGGACAACTCGGCCGCCAATAGCGCGAGTTCGACCCTGCGTCGTTTGATCGTCGCTCAGGTCAACGACAACATTGCCCCGACCGAAGTCGGCAAACTGGTTTTGGTCTCCAGCGTTGCGCTGGCCAAGAGCATCGGTGGTCAGGGCTCGATGCTCGCCTCGATGTACGAGACCTTCCGCAAGGCTGACCCGATCGGTGAGATCTGGTGCCTGCCGCTGCACAACGCCGAAGGCGCCATCGCCAAAGGCGTGCTGACCCTGACCGGCACCGCCACTCAGGCTGGCGTGTTGAATCTGTATGTTGGCGGCGTGCGTGTGCAAGCCACCGTGGTCAACGGTGCCACCGCTGCTCAGGCGGCCACCGCACTGGCGCAGAAAATCAACGCTACGGCGGACCTGCCGGTGAGCGCTGCGGCTGCCGAAGGTGTGGTCACCCTGAACGCCAAATGGACGGGCGACAGCGGTAACGACATCAGCCTGCAATTCAATCGCTTGGGCAAGAGCAACGGCGAAGACACCCCGGCCGGCCTGACCACTGCGATCACCGCCATGACCGGCGGCGCCGGCGTGCCGGATCAAGTGGCGGCGATTGCCGCACTGGGCGACGAGCCGTTCGAGTTCATCGCACTGCCATGGTCCGATCTGTCGACGCTCAACACCTGGCAAGCGGTCATGGATGACAGCACCGGTCGCTGGTCGTGGGCCAAGCAACTGTTCGGTCACGTCTACAGCGCCAAACGCGGCACTGTCGGCACTCTGGTTGCTGCCGGCCAGGCACGCAACGATCAGCACATGACCATTCAGGCGCTGGAGCCGGGCGTTCCGCAACCGTTCTGGGTACAGGCCGCTGCACTGGCTGCACGCACCGCGGTGTTCATCTCTGCCGACGCCAGCCGTCCGACCCAGAGCGGCAGCCTGCCGGGTGTTGATCCGGCACCGGCCAGTGAGCGCTTCACCCTGACCGAGCGTCAGTCGCTGCTCAACTACGGCATCGCCACCGCTTACTACGAAGGTGGCTACGTGCGCATTCAGCGCTCGATCACCACCTACCAGAAGAACGCTTACGGTCAGGCCGACAACTCCTATCTGGACAGCGAAACCATGCACCAGTCGGCGTTCATCGTGCGTCGTCTGCAAAGCGTGATCACCAGTAAATACGGTCGCCACAAACTGGCTTCCGACGGCACCCGCTTTGGCGCCGGCCAGCCGATCGTGACGCCAGCGACCATTCGCGGTGAACTGATCGCTCAGTACGCCAAGCTCGAACTGGAAGGCCACGTCGAGAACGCCGAGCTGTTCGCCGAGCACCTGATCGTCGAGCGCGACGTGCAGGACCCGAGCCGCGTGAACGTGCTGTTCCCGCCGGATTACATCAACGGTCTGCGCGTGTTCGCACTGCTCAACCAATTCCGTCTGCAGTACGACGACGCGGCTTGATCAGCGCGTTTGACGGCAAGTTTTCAGCCCACCTCGCGTGGGCTTTTTTATGCAAGGGAGTAACACCATGGGTCAACTGATTGCAGGCACCTGCTACGTCAAAGTCGACGGCGCACAACTGACCATCAATGGCGGCTGCGAAGCCCCGCTGATGGCAGTCAAACGCGAAACCGTCGTACCCGGTTTCTACAAGGAAACCGACATCGCGCCGTCGTTCAAAGTGACCGCGCTGCACACCGCCGACTTCCCGCTGAAGAAGCTGATCGAAGGCACCGACATCACCGTCACCTGCGAATTCAGCAACGGCAAAGTCTACGTACTGGCCGGTGCGTATCTGGTCGAAGAGCCAGTCTCCAAAGGCGATGACGCCACCATCGAACTGAAATTCGAAGGCATCAAGGGGACCTGGCAATGAGCGGCGCCGTGAAGCTTCAGGTTGCGATCGAAGCTCACGGCGAGCCCCTGACCGAACTCGTCCTGCGCCGTCCGACGGTGCAGGAAGTGCGAGCGATCAAGGCGCTGCCGTACAAGATCGACAAGAGCGAAGAAGTCAGCCTCGACATGGACGTGGCGGCCAAATACATCGCCGTGTGCGCCGGCATTCCGCCGTCGTCGGTCAACCAGTTGGATCTGGCTGACCTCAATGCGCTGAGCTGGGCCGTTGCGAGTTTTTTCATGAGTGCGGCGTCGGCGCCATCACCGACCTGATTGCCGTCGCCTATGACCTGGCCTGGTTCTGGAAGGTTGACCCCGAACAGATGATGGCCAGGCCACTGGATGTGCTCCGCGAATCGCTGGAGCACGCGCAACGGATCAATGCGATGCAGCAGGTGCAGTGATGGCGAATACAAATTTGAGCCTGATTCCGCAGACCTTTCCTGTCACGGTCAACATGCTCGTGGTGCTCAAGGGCGCCGAGAAGATGGAAGCCGAAATGAAAGGGCTGCGCGGCAAGGTCGCAGCATTCAAGAAAAGCATGGAGGACAGCGGCCTCGAGCCGCTGGACGTCGCCGGGTTCATTTCCGAAGGTGGCTTGCTCAAGCCGTTTCAGGACGGCATCAAGAAAGCCATCGAGGCGCAGGATGCGCTGGCAAAAAAGGTCATGGCGAACAAGGGCCTGAAACTGCCCAAAGTGGTACAGGGGGAAACTTCGGCCAACCTGGCAAAGTTCAACGAAGCGCTGGACAAGATCTCGCTGAATATTGGCAACGCGTTGTTGCCAGCGGTGAACGGCATCGTCACCGCAATCACCCCAGTGATTACTTCGATTGGCCAGTTTGTAGCGAACAATCCTTCTCTTGTCGAAGGGCTGGCGGCGGCAGCGGTCGCGTTCACGGTGGTCACCGTGGGTGCGATGGGGCTGGTCGGTGTGTTGGGCATTCTGACGTCACCGATCGGTTTGATTGCCGCCGCGATTGCGGCCGCGGTGGCGATCATCGTGATCGGCGCGCGCTTGATCAGCAACAACTGGGGGGCGATCTCGGGCTTCTTCAGCCGGACCTGGCAATCGATCAGCGATGCGACCCGTCGCGGCATCGACGACGTGCGCAAAGGCTGGGATGAGATGGTCGCGGATGGCAGGCAACAGTTCGAGTCGATGCGTGCCACAGCTTCGCTGAAGTGGCAGGAGATGCGCGCTGACGCTATCGCTGGTGCCAGCCGTCTGGCGGCGGGAGCGTCCGAACGTCTGCACGCATTCGGCGCTTCCATCGAGCAGACCTGGGATTCGGCTCGCAGCTCCGTCGGCGCTTACTGGGACAGTGCAGCTGCCAGCACCTCTGCTGGATTGCAAAGCCTCAAGGCCCGGTTGTACACCTCGCCACTGGAGAAGATGAGCGCACTCTGGGACTCGGCCGATGAGTCCGTCACCGGTTACTGGAATCGTAGCTATGCAGCGACGCAGTCCGGTTGGGAATCGGTCAAGTCGACGTTTGACGGCACGCTGACAGCAAAAATGTCAGGCGCATGGGATGCCGCACAAAGCGCGGTCTTCACGGCCATCGACGATATGAGCAACAGGGTTGCAACCGGTTGGTCGAACATCACATCGCTGTTCGACGGCACGCTGGCAACCAACATGTCGACGGTCTGGGGTTCTGCGCAAAGCACGGTTTTCGATGCGGTTGGCAGCATGCACAGCATTGCGGCGAGTGGTTGGGAGCAACTCAAATCGACGTTCGCCTGGTCTCCGACCGCGATGGTCGAAAGCGCCTGGCGACCTTTGGCACCGGTTTTTTCAGCGCTGTGGGACGTTCTTCGCGCGGGTGCCCAGCCATTGAAGAGCGAGTTTCAGAACTTGTTCGGCAACGCTCCCGTGGAAGCGGTCATGGCAAAATGGAGTGGCATCACGGAATATTTTTCCGGTTTGTGGGCAACGCTGAACACCGACGCACAATCGGTGAAAGCAACCTTGGGTGATCTGTTCAGTCAGTCGCCGCTGGAATCCATCCAGGAGAAGTGGCAGCCCGTTCTCGTCTGGTTCAGTGATATGTCGACAAGACTCCAAGGTATTTTCGCACAGGTGAAAGAACTGCTCGGCGGCAATGTCTCCGGGTTCTTCGCCACGATCACCGGCACCAGCGCTGCGGTGCCTGCCGGGGCGCCAGGAATGAGCAGCACACTGCCGCAAACCTCTGGCGCGCTGATTCAACAAAGTGCAATCAACAACCGCACGCAGCTCGAAGGCGGCCTGACCGTACGCTTCGAAAATGCGCCGGCCGGGTTGCGCACCGATCAACCACAAAGCAATCAACCGGGCCTGGCGCTGTCTTCGCGCATCGGCTATCGCTCGTTGTCGATGGGAGGTTCCAATGAACTGGCGTGACCGTTTGTTGCCGGCATCCTTTCGCGGTGTCGGGTTCTGGATCGACCAGGCGAAAACCCCGGTCGGTCGCAAAGGCCAGTTGCACGAGTATCCGCAACGTGACCTGCCGTATTTCGAGGACCTCGGCCAGCAGGCAAGGATTCACGATGTCACGGCCTTCATCATCGGCGCCGATTGCCTGGAACAACGCGACAAGCTGCTCAAGGCATTGGAGGCGGGCAGTGGTGAACTGGTGCATCCGTGGCTCGGGCGCCTGCAAGTCAAGGTCGGCGAATGCGACATGACCCACACCCGCCAGGACGGCGGGTTGGTGACCTTTACACTGAAGTTTTATCCCGATCAGCCGCTGCCGTTCCCGACTGCCACCGTCAGCACACAGAAAGTGTTGCTGGCCAAGGCCGACACGCTGTTGGGGTCTGCGGTGGCGCGTTTCGAACAGGCGATGACCTTGATCAAGGCTGCGCGGATCGGCATTGCCAATCTGCGTAACAGCCTGACCGGAGTCTATGAGGTGATCAAAGAACAACTCAAGCCGCTGATCGAGCAGTACCGGCAGATCACCGAACTGGTCAAGGCAGTGAAGGAGTTGCCCAAGGAGGTGGCGGCTGAGTTCAAAGGTTTGCTCGGCGATATCAAGGAGCTCAAGGAATTCGCGAAGGAGGGCTACCGTGGCGTGATTGCCGACGTGTCCCAACAACTCGAAGCGATTCGCAAGGCGGATGCGCCGAAGATCACCACCGGCAAGGACACCAACGCCGCGGCGCAAGCCATGGCCGATCTGGTCCAGGACACGCTGATCGTGAAAGCGGCGCAGTGGATCGCATCCATGCCGGTGGCCACCAAACCGGTGAAATTGCCGTCGACACCTTCCGTCGATCAGCAGGCGAACCAGCCGATCAATCGTCCGGATGTGCCCGCCATCGATGATGTGCAGGCGATTCAGAAGACGCTGATCGAGACCCTGAATCTGGTGAAGACCAAGGCCGGCCCTGCGCACCACCAACTGATCAGTGATCTGCAGGATGCGGCGGTCGCGCACCTCAAGTCGGTCGCATCGTCCGGTGTGCGCCTGGTGACTAAAACCATCCAGGAAAGCGCTCCGGCGGTGGTAGTGGCCTACAAGTATCTGGGCGATGCCACACGGGTCACTGAAATCACCCAGCGCAACGGGATGAACCATCCAGGTTTCTCGCCCAACGATGTGAAAGTCTCCGGGGAGTGAACCATGAGCGAAATGGACAATCGCGTCACGCTGACGGTCAACAACATGGAATACGGCGGCTGGAAAAGCGTGGAAATCACCGCTGACCTGGAGCGCCAGTTTCGCACCTTCAAACTCGACATCACCTGGCAATGGCCGGGGCAGACTGTCGCCAAACCGATCAAGCCCGGTGACCCGTGCGAAGTGCGAATCGGCAACGATCTGCTGCTCACCGGTTACGTGTTCAAAGCCCCGATCAGGTATGACGGGCGGCAGATCAGCCTGACTATCGAGGGCAGTTCCAAGACTCAGGATCTGGTCGATTGCGCCGCCAGAAACCAGCCGAACCAGTGGCAGGAGCAACCGCTGTTGAGCATCGTTCAGGCGCTGGCGATGGAGTACGGGCTGATGGTGGTCAATGAAATCCCCGAGACCACGCGGCTGACCAAACACACGATCGTGCCGGGTGAAACGGTGTTCCAGTCGATCGACCGGTTGCTCTCGCTGCTGCGGGTGTTTTCCACCGATGACGAGCAGGGCCGGCTGGTGCTGGCCAAACCCGGCAGCGGTGGTCGGGCCAGCGATGCGCTGGAACTGGGCAAGAATATTTTGTCCGCCAGCGCGTCGATGGATTACAGCCAGGTGTTCTCGGAATACCGGGTGATCGGTCAGCAAAAAGGCTCGGACAAGAAGAGCGGGGCGGCAGTCAGCGAGGTTGAATCCAGCGCGACCGATCTGAGCTTCAAACGTCGACGCACCACGGTCATCAACGAAGGCACGCAACTGACCTTTGAATTGGCGCAGCAGCGTGCCCAATGGGAAAGCGCCACGCGCATGGGTCGGGCGCAGACCACCACCTATCAGGTGCAGGGCTGGCGTCAATCCAACGGTGATTTGTGGCGCCACAACACGCTGGTGCGGGTCAAGGATCCGGTGCTGGAGTTTGACGGCGACATGCTGATTTCCAAAGTCACCTATTCGCTGTCGGCACAAGGCTCGGTGACCACACTGCAAGTGGCGCCGCCGCATACCTTCGATCCTGATCCAACGCCCCCGAAAAAAACCTGAGCCTGACTCCGGACCCTGTGGGAGCGAGCCTGCTCGCGAAAGCGCTGGCAGCTTCAACATCACATTGCCTGACCCACCGCATTCGCGAGCAGGCTCACTCCCACAGTGGATCGCGTGATGCCTACCTCTTGAGGACAATTCATGAGCCTACTGACACGCCTGCTGGCGCGCGGCACTGTCGTGCTCGCCAATTCGGCATCCAAGCTGCAATCGCTGCAAATGCGCCTCACCGCCGGCGAAGTGAGCGACGACCTCGAACACTTCGAACCTTACGGCTTCACCAGCAATCCGCTGGCCGGTGCTGAAGGTGTCGTCACCTTCATCGGCGGCGACCGTTCCCACGCCATCGCTCTGGTCATTGCCGACCGCCGCTATCGCCTGCAATCGCTGGCGTCGGGCGAGGTGGCGATCTACACCGACGAGGGCGACAGGATTCACTTCAAGCGCGGGCGGATCATCGATATCGAAACCGCCACGCTGAACATCCGCGCCAGCAGCGCGGTGAACTTCGATACGCCAGTGATCAACCAGACCGGCAAGATCGTGTCCACCGGTGATCAATTGGCCGGCGGCATCAGCCAGATCAAACACGTGCACGTCGGTGTGCAGGCCGGCAGCGGCCAGACCGGCGCGCCGGCAGGAGGCAAGTGATGCTGATCAGCCAAAATCTCCACGCCGCACTGACCCGCTCCGTCCTTATCAGCCTGTTCACCTGGCGCCGCGCCGCCGATGACGACGCTCTCGACGACGAAGAACGTTTCGGCTGGTGGGGCGACACCTTTCCCACCGTCGCCGACGATCGCATCGGTTCGCGGCTGTGGCTGTTGCGCCGGGTCAAGCTGACCCGACAAACGCAGATGGACGCCGAGTTCTACGCCCGCGAAGCCTTGCAGTGGCTGATCGACGACGGCCACTGCAGCGCCATCGACATCATCAGCGAACGCCTCGACGCCCAGCGCCTGAACCTGCGCACGGTCCTGACCCTGGCCGACGGCGAACGTCTGGACATCAACCCCGATAACAGTTGGCAGGTGATCTATGCCGTTTGAAACCCCTTCGCTGCCGGTGCTGATCAAGCGCACCCAAAGCGACCTGGCCGGCGATTCGCTGCGCCAGTCCGATGCGCAAGTGCTGGCCCGTACCCTCGGTGGTGCGGCTTATGGTCTGTACGGTTATCTCGACTGGATTGCCGAGCAGATTCTGCCCGACAAGGCCGATGAGTCGACCCTGGAACGTATCGCCGCTCTGCGTCTGAACCAACCGCGCAAACCCGCGCAAGTCGCCACCGGCAGTGTCAGTTTCACCGCGACCGCCGGTGCGGTGCTGGACGTCGACACGTTGCTGCAAACCAATGACGGCCGCACCTACAAAGTCACCGCCGCACGCACCACGGCCAATGGCAGCAACACCACCACGATCGCCGCGCTGGATGCCGGCAGTCTGGGCAATGCCGACGCCGGGCTGGCGCTGACACCGGTGCAGCCGATTGCCGGTGTGGTCGGCAACAGTTTTGTTGTGCTGGCGCCGGGGCTCAGCGGCGGCGTGGCACGGGAAAGTCTGGAATCACTGCGCTCGCGGGTGATCCGTTCCTACCGCGTGATTCCCCATGGCGGCTCGGCCAGCGACTACGAGACCTGGGCGCTGGAAGTGCCCGGCGTGACGCGCGCTTGGTGTCGTGGTGGCTTCCTCGGCCCAGGCACCGTCGGCGTGTACATCATGCGTGACGACGATCCGCAACCGGTACCGAACGCCGAGCAACTGGCTGAAGTGCAGGCCTACATCGAACCGCTGCGCCCAGTGACGGCTGAAGTGCATGTGCGCCCGCCGATTCAGGTGCCAGTGACCTATCGCCTGAAGTTGACCCCCGACACCAGCGCCGTGCGCGCGGCGGTCGAAACCCAACTGCGCGACCTGCACAACCGCGAGGCTGACCTCGGTGAAGATCTACTGATCAGTCATATCCGCGAGGCGATCAGCAGCGCCGCGGGTGAAACCGACCACGTGCTGACCGCCCCCGTGGCCAACGTCACGGCCAACGACAGCGAACTGCTCACCTTCGGAGGCTGCGTATGGGGGGCATAAGAACCGCCGCGCAATATCAGGCGCAATTGCGCGCCTTGCTGCCCAGCGGCCCGGCGTGGGATCCGGAGCGCGTGCCGGAGCTGGAGGAGGTGCTGCAAGGCGTCGCCGTCGAACTGGCACGCCTAGACGCCCGCGCCGCCGACCTGCTCAACGAAATGGACCCGGCCGGCGTCAGCGAGCTGGTGCCGGATTGGGAACAGGTGATGAACCTGCCCGACCCGTGCCTTGGCGCCACACCGCTGTTCGACGACCGTCGCCTCGCCGTACGCCGACGCTTGCTCGCGGTGGGGAGCCAGGCTGTCGGTTACTACATCGACATCGCCAAAAGCCAGGGTTACCCCAACGCGACCATCACCGAACTCGAAGCCCCGCGCATGGGCCGTGCGCGTTTCGGCTCGGCGCATTGGGGCACGTGGGAAGCGCAGTTCATGTGGACGCTCAATACCGGCGGGCGCTTGCTTCTTGGCCGGCGTTTCGGCGCGAGCTATTGGGGCGAGCGCTTTGGCGTCAATCCGGGCTCGGCGCTGGAATGCCTGATCCATCGCAGTGCCCCGGCGCATACCAAGGTGCACATCAATTATGACTAGGGAGGAATGAGCCATGGATTATCCGAACAGTGTTCCCAGCGCCGGTTTGGTGAACGGGAAGTTTGTCGATGAAAACCCGATGACCGGAACCCCGGGATCGCTGATTCCGGCGGATTGGGGGAATGGAGTTACGCAGGAAATTCTCAATGTGATCAATGCGGCCGGTCTGACGCCGGACGAGAAGAAATACGATCAGCTGTTGCAGGCGATTCAATCGGTGACGGCCAAGGGCTGGAATCAGGATCTGGCGTTGCCACTGGTGGCGTTGCCGCTACCAACGGTAGCCACTGCCGATGGCCGGCTGACGGTCAGCCCGGCAGCTGCCGCTACCAGCGGTGGCAAGGTTTCGATCGCGGCGGGTACGTTCATCAGCCTGGGGCAGGAAGTCGTGAATGGCCAGTTGGGTCGTTCGCGCACTTTTGTGACGTCTGCCTGGAGCAGTGCGGATCTGTTGCCCAGCAGCCATTACTTTTTACGCGCTCAGGTCTCTGGCGGTGCGCTGACGTTCTACGTGCAGCGTGGCAACATCCATGACGTGACGCCCGAGTCGTTGAAAGGAACGGTAAACGGTGCCGCCGGTGGCGGCTTCCAGTCGACGGCACTGGACATGTGCCTGGCCTGGGTCGTGACCGGCGCTCCGGGCTCGGTACCCACGGTTCGAACCATCTACAACCGTGCTCGTTTGACCTGGACCCAGACCGTCAACGGGACCGGCGCGATTTTCCTGCCGCTGGATCCGCACGCGCGTTCTGCTCGATTGGTTGCCGGCAACCCGACACCGTCGTCAACTGCAGTAACGGCTGTTGGTTTTCCATCAACTGGTTGGGCGGGGGGCAACTATTGCTTCCTGTCGCCCATTATCGCTGGTAGCTCCAATAATGCTGGTGGCTGGAACCCCGCAACGGTTTCCCCTTGCGTATTGTTCACCAACAACATCGTCAACGACGTTACGGTTTCAACCCTGGCCGCCAGCTTCGATCACGCCAATTTGCGCTCGTTGTGGCAGTGCTATCAGGCAGAACACAACCTTGGTCAGTCGAACGCCGACAGTGATGAGCTGTTACTCAGCATGGGCATCAAGAGCCACCCGGTCACCGACTACAGCGTCGGGATTGCGATCAACTTTGCAGACGCCGTGAACGTCCAACTGTCGTGGGAGCTTATTCGATGATCGTGATTCAGGAACTTCATCAGTTCGACGGCGAAATGCGCCTTCCTCAACCTTCTGCCGCCCATGACTGGGACGGTGAGAAGTGGGTCGTGAACGGCGATAAGCAGGCTGTACTGGACGAGCAGGAAACTGAACGTCTGTGTACCAAAGTCGACGCCACTGCCGACAACGTGCGCACCGCGTTGGCCGGCGACCCGCTCAAAGCCATGGAGTACGCCCAGGCCGCCGCTGATGCTCAGGCCTACCAGGACGCCGGTTACCCGAAAAAGGAAGTGCCGCTGTCGGTCGCGGCGTGGGTGGGCAAAGGACGTAGCGCCAAACAGGCTGCCGAGCAGATTCTTGGCAAGGCCGATCAACTGACCGAGCATCTGCTGTCGCTGCGTACGCTGCGCCTGAAGGCCAAAGCGCAAATTCGCGCGCAGGCTGTCAAAGGCAACATGGATCTGGCGCGCAGCGCTGCTGACGAAGCTTTGGTCGCCATTCGCGAGCTGGTCAACGTTCCATCCAGCTAAATCAAAAAAACCAGTTCTGCGTCACCCAAGCCCACTTCGATGTGGGCTTTTTATTTTCTGAAAACAGACCGTGCACAGGTAGACGGAGAACGTTTTGTCGATGCCGGTCATTTGTCATTTCAAAGGAACGAACATCTTATGGATTATCCGAAAAGCGTCCCCAGCGTCGGCTTGGTCGATGGCCGCTTCGTCGATGAAAACCCGGTGGCTGGCACACCGGGTTCGTTGATTCCGGCGGTGTGGGGTAACAGTGTGACTCAGGAGATTCTGAGTGTGATTACCGGTGGTGGGTTGGTGGCTTCCGAAACCGATACCGGTCAGTTGTTCAAAGCGATTCAATCGATTGTTGGCAATGCCAGTCCGATGCATTCGGTGATCACTCGGGTTGGAGTGTCCAGGTCATTGACCATTGAAGAGTTGGGCTTGGTTCTGATCGACGCCGGGGCCAGCGCACTGACCGTCAGTCTGCCTCCAGCCAAAACCAGCTTGGGGGTGCGTGACGTCATTGTGCGGCGCGTCGATAACAGCGGTAACCGCTTGATCGTGAGAAGTGCAAGCGGCGAAGCGATCAAGTTTCACACCCACCTGAATGCTTCGGGCTATCCGTTTCTCGTGTTGATGGGAGCCGGTGACTGGTGGCATTTGCGCAGCGATACAGCGGGCAATTGGTGGCCGGTTGGTCGTCTGGATGGCTCTTCACTTGGGCGCATAGCCTTTGAGACCACATTGGCCGTACTGCCCGGTGGCTATGCCGCGCTGAGTGGTTCTTTAATGAACCGCGCGGACTGGCCATGGCTTTGGGACCACGCGCAGCAGTCGGGGATGTTGCGTTCTGAAACTGATCGCGGCGGTGCGTGGACACCAGGAGACGGCGCCACGACTTTCCGCTTGCCAGAAGCCCGTGGTGAGTTTCTGCGCGTACTGGCCGAGGGCGGTTTGGTCGATACCGGTCGTGCGCCGGGGTCTTGGCAAAAAGGCTCTTTGGTTCAGGGCGACAATGGCATTGGCGACAATATTCTGTTCGCGACACACATTGGTACCCAGAAGACCCAGTTGGGTTTCGATATGGGTAACTACGCCGATTACGCGGGCGCCACCGTCAAATACATCACACCTTCAGAGCTGGTTTCCCCAATCACGGATGCTGATTTGCTGAACCACGGAGGTATTACGCGCCCTCGCAACATCGCCTATCCCGGGCGCATCAAACTTATCTGAGGTACGTCATGTTCAATTATCTATTTGATGGTTCGGGCGCTCTGTCCGGCCCCGTCGAGTTTCCCGTTACGCCCGGAATCGGGATTCAGCTTCCCGCCAACGCCATCGAACTGGCGTACGAGTTGCCCGAGTCGGAAGCCGGTCGCAGCTGGGCACTCATCAACGGTGTACCTCGTGAAGTGATTGACCACCGCGGTGTGGTTTACCGCAAGGACGGCGGCGCTCAACAAATCTGGACCGAACTTGGGGAGTTGCCTGACAGCCTGACCGCACAGCGTTGGCCTGGCGAATTCCATGTCTGGCGAAACAACGCCTGGGTGCTGGACGAGCAGAGTCGCCTGGCGAGCGTCAGACAACAAAGTCTCGGCTTACGTGATGTCTTACTGCGCGACGCCGTCCTGCGCATCGCCCCGCTGCAATACGCCGAAGACATTGGCGATGCCAGTCATGACGAACAGCTTCTGCTGATGGAGTGGAAGCTCTACAGCGTCGAGCTGAACCGTATCGAAAAACAGGTCGGTTTCCCCGACGAGATCACCTGGCCGGTCGCTCCCGGCGCAGCCGCAGCCAACTGATTCAGCACAGGGAGCAGTGCAATGGATTATCCAAAAAGTATTCCCGGCGTCGGGCTGGTCAACGGCGGCTTCGTCGATGAAAACCCGCTCACCGGCACACCGGGATCGTTGATCCCCGCCGTGTGGGGCAACAGCGTCACGCAAGAAATTCTCAACGCGATCAAGGCTGCCGGATTGACCCCGGATGAAGCCAAAACCGATCAACTGGCCACAGCCATCGGCGCCCTCGTTGATTTCACCAAACTGAAAAATACCCCAACCACGTTGGCTGGTTATGGCATCACCGATGCGGTGGGGCGGTTGGTGGCAGTCAGGCAGATCGAGACGGTCGGGATTACGGTTTACAAGCCCAACCCGAGGGCCAAACGGATTCGTGTTCGGCTGGTCGGGGCGGGTGGTTCCGGTGGCGGTTGTGCATCTGTTGCCACCGGTAATCTGCGTCTCGGCGGCGGTGGTGGATCGGGTGCCTATGTGGAAAGCCTGTATGACGTGACATCACAAATGCTTGCCGGGGTACCTGTTTCATTGGGGGCCGGTGGAGCTGCCAGCACTACGATGGGCCTGGCAGGCGGCGGGGCTTCCTTCGGCTCCTACATGAGCGCTGCAGGAGGCGCCGGTGCACAGATCCTGAACATCGATACGACAACCTCTTCCTCGGGGTACGTTCAGGGTGGGACTGGAGGTCAAGACGCCGTGGGCGGCAACCTTGCCAATGCACGGGGTCACACCGGTGGCTACGCGATGTTCAACGGCAATTGGGGAATGCTCTCCGGAGGCGGAGCGGCGAGCCCGTTCGACGGTGGCGGCCCGTACAGGGGCGTACACAATCCTGGTTTCGCTGGCGTCCGAGGCTCGGGAGGCAGTGGCTCTTGTTCGTCCAATCCTTCAAGTTCATTCGTCAGTGGCGCCGGCGGCAACGCCTTCTGTGAAATCTGGGAGTACGAGTAATGGGCCGTTATGCACGACTGGAAAACGGTATCGCGATCGAACTGATCGATACCGGTGAGTACGCAATCACTCAACTGTATGCACCGGCTTTTGTCGAGGCGATGGTGCAGGTGCCGGAAGGCATGCACGTTGATATCGGCGCGCCCCTCAGTGAACTGCGCCATGAGGTCACACCGTTGCCGGACATGGGCAAGTTTGTGGTCATTCCTGAAACAGTGGTCGAGGAGCAAGAGCCTTTGGCAGCAGCGCGCACCTGGCGTCAGTCCAGTCTGTCGGCCACGGAATGGCGGGTGACGCGGCATCGCGACGAGCAGGCGCTGGGGCGTGGGACGACGCTCAAGGCCGCGCAGTATCTGGAGTTGCTGGAATACCGCCAGGCGCTGCGCGACTGGCCTGATTCTAGCCAGTTTCCTTCGGCAGTTTCCCGGCCTTCGGCCCCCGAGTGGCTCGCCGCTGATGTTGGCTAACGCCATCAAGTTGCATGTGTTTCAGATCAGGAGATGAGTAATGGATTATCCAAAAAGTGTTCCCAGTGCGGGTCTGGTGGACGGCAAGTTTGTCGATGAGGATCCGGTAGCGGGCAAACCGGGATCGTTGATTCCGGCGAGTTGGGGAAACGGCGTCACGCAGGAGTTACTGAAGGTCATCCAGACTGCCGGTCTTACGCCTGCAGAGTCCGCCAATGATCAACTGTTGGGGGCTTTACGCAGTAACAAGTTATTTGTGACTGCGCCGCAATTCGACAGTGGCAAATTGGTTGCAACGACTGAATTCGTAACTCGAACGGGTTTGCAGTTTTCCGGTTTCGCGTCCTATGGAGCGAGCACAGTTCTGAACGCTGCCAATATCGGTGGAGTCGCCAGCTTTGCGAGTAACTCGCCGATCACGGCGACGTTGCCTTCAACCAACGGAATTGCCCACGCCAGTACCCTTCACGTGATCAATGCGGGCACCGGCATTTTAACGATCAGTCCGGCAGCCAATGAACAGATCGAAACCTGTAATGGCACATTCGGACCGCTGAAGCTGGATCTTGGTGATTCCGCTTATCTGATCAAGCTGAGCAATCAGTGGCGCTTATATGGTGGATCGGTCAGCGATAGGTATGCCACAGCGCATTCCGGTGTCGTAGGCAACGTCGGTTATCAACGCTATCCCAGCGGTAACATCGACCAGTGGGGCGTTGGCACCACGGATGCCAAAGGCGACGTAAATGTCAGCTTTCCTATCTCTTTTCCCAACGCGTTTTCATCGATCGTGGCCATCCACTCGGGGGGCGACGGTGCGATGGTCATCATGTACTCCAACTCCGCGACGAAACAGGGCTGCCGGCTGAAGGTCCGCAGCTACACCGGTGACGTCAGTGCGAACTGGGGTGTCTTTTACCTTGCAAAGGGCTACTGAATGAATCCGTTCAATGTTTTGTTCAGCGCCAGTACCCGGGGCGCCTATGTACCGGGTATCAATTCGACGGATATTCCCGACGACGTTATCGAAATTCCTCAGGGTTACTGGATCTCGCTGCTGCAGCAGATGGCGGTCATCCCGAAAGTGATCGGCGTGCGTGCCGATAACGGCTATCCGATTCTGGTCGATCCACCGCCGCCTTCACCGGATGAAGCTGCCGACATCGAACGCTCGTGGCGTACGGCGCAACTCGCCGCCACCGACGGTCTGGTGGCCCGTGATCGTGATGAGCTGGAGGACGGCGGCGGCACCACATTGACCACCGAACAGTACGCCGAATTGCAAACCTATCGCCGTGAATTGCGGGACTGGCCGCAGGGTTCTTTATTTCCGTTCAGCGAGCATCGGCCGGTTGCGCCGAAGTGGTTGGCTGCTGCGCTGTAAGTCATCAGGGAAGTTGAAATGGACTATCCAAAAAGTGTTCCCAGCGTCGGGCTGGTGAATGGCAAATTCGTTAACGAAGACGTCGTCGCAGGATTGCCCGGGTCATTGATTCCGGCAACCTGGGGCAACAGCGTTACCGATGAATTGTTGAACGTGGTCAAATCCGCCGGCCTTGAGCCGAGCGAAGCCGATGCAACCCAACTGTTGCAAGCAGTGAAAAAACTCAGTCAGGCCGGTGAAGACAAACATGCCGCTGACATCGGTGCGGCCAATCTGTACATGGCCAATTATGTGCCTGCCATCACCGTATTGAAGGACGGCTTGGCGCTGCGCTTTACTGCCGGTAATGCCAATACCGGGGCGAGTACGTTTGCACCGAACGGGTTGATGCCCAAGCCGCTATTGAGTCTTGGGCTGAGCGCGTTGCGGTCTGCGGAGATTGTCGGCGGTAGCGTGTGTTCGGTGGTGTATAGCGCGACGCTGGAGAGTTGGGTGCTGGTGTATGCGAGCGGTGGCAACGGTCTTGCCGGGCGGTTGTTGGGCGTTAAAACGTTCACGGCGTCCGGGACTTATGTGCCGGCGGTGGGCATGAAAAATGTGCTGGTGAAAGTTGTCGGCGGTGGCGGAGGAAGTGCAGGAATTGTTGCCACCGTCGCTTCCCAATATTCGGCCGCCGGCGGAGGAGCCTCCGGTAGTTATGCAGAGGCTTGGCTTCCAGCCTCCACGGTTGGAGCCAGTCAGGTGGTAACAGTCGGTAGCGGTGGTGCCGGCGGCTTGATCGCGACTGACGCCGGTGCCGGCGGAACCAGCTCGCTGGGATCGCTGGTTTCAGCGCCCGGCGGTGCTGGTTCGACATCGCTCGGCTACACCGCTTTTCCGGGTACTGGCCTGTATGTCGGTGGTTATCCCGGCCAGGCAGCGAAAGGTGGAAATATCGTCAGCATGGCCGGGGCTGCCGGCTCGTCAGGTATATCCATCAACGCGTCGACTCTGGCCGGACACGGTGCCGACTCTCCCTTGGGCAGTGGTGGGGTTGCCAGCAGCGCGCAGGGTGCCATTGCCGCACCTGGCTCCGGGTTCGGTTCCGGAGCCGGTGGCATCGCCAATGCCCCCAGTCAGTCTGGCCGGCCGGGTGCTTCAGGAGCATCGGGCGCCGTGATCATCTTTGAGTACGCCTGATGAAAACCTACGCACGCATCGTCAACGACGCGGTGGTCGAGTTGTTCTCCACCGACGGTAATATGGCCGAGATGTTTCATCCGGATCTGCTCTGGGTCGATATCACTGAAATCATTCCGACGCCACAAATCAACTGGACCGCCAACTTCGGCACCCTCGGTTGGGTCTTCGCATCGCCCGAAGAACCCGCGTCGGACAGCCCCCTGAAAACTCTGGCAAAAAAGTGGCTGAGCGGCATTGGTCGTCAACCGTGATTCAATCGGAGCAATATCCAGGGAGGATCAAGCATTATGCAAATAACTGAAAACAACCTTATCGACATCATGCCCAACGCCCGCTCCCAAGCGGGCGTTTTTGTTTCTGTGCTCAACACCGCGATGGCGCGCAGGTCTATCAATACGCCCAAACGCATTGCTGCGTTCCTTGCGCAAGTCGGCCATGAGTCGGGGCAATTGCGTTATGTGCGCGAACTGGGCAACAACCAATACCTGAGCAAGTACGACACGGGTACGTTGGCATTGCGTTTGGGCAACACGCCTGAGGCTGATGGCGACGGGCAAAAATACCGAGGACGCGGGTTGATCCAGATTACTGGCCGTTCGAATTACCGCCAGTGCAGTGTTGGCCTGTTCGGCGATGAACGCCTGCTGTCTTTGCCCGAACTCCTCGAACAACCGCAATGGGCCGCCGAGTCCGCGGCATGGTTCTGGGAGCAGAAAGGTTTGAACGCACTGGCCGACCGCGACGAGTTCAACACCATTACCCGTCGCATCAACGGCGGGTTGAACGGCTTGCAGGATCGTCTGGAAATCTGGGCGCGGGCGAGGGCGGTGTTATGCCAATCCCCTGGCGAATGATCGGCGTCCTGTTGCTGGCTGCGGGTGCATTTGCAGCGGCCTGGCAGTTGCAGGAGTGGCGCTACGGCCGACAGCTGGCCGAGCAGGCCCGGTTAAACACCGAAACCCTCAATCAACTGACTCTGACGGCCGCCACGGCGCAACAGGCCGAGCAGGATAAACGTCTGGCGCTGGAGCAACGACTCGCGGCCAGTGAACAAACCCACTATCGAGCGCTGAGCGATGCCCAACGTGATCAGGATCGCCTGCGCGATCGTCTTGCCACTGCTGATGTGCGCCTGTCAGTCCTTCTCGACGCCGGCGACCTTGCCCCAGGCTGCAACGTGCCAGCCACCGCCGGCGCCGGCAGCATGGATCATGCAGCCGTACGCGCCCGACTTGACCCGGCGCATGCTCAACGAATTGTCGCCATCACCGACACCGGCGACCGCGGACTGATTGCCTTGCGGGCGTGTCAGGCGTATGTCAGAGCGCTCGCGCCCGAACATTTTGAATGA